AGTGTTCAACATACAGAAAATAGGGTTACTTTGCAAATCAGTGCTAAAAGACCTTTTGAGAATATAAAGATACCACAAACAGAATCAGTTAATGGTAATTATGTTCCTATTGTTTTTGGAGATTATAGCTCTCATACATTTGGAACTGGTTTTTTGGGAACAAAACTTCAAACAGATACTATTAGATGTCATCCAGTGCCAGTAGACCATATTAAAGAAGGTAAGTTAGTTGCTTTGAGTTCAGAGAGCGATACCTCAAGTGTTAATACTGGATACTTGCATGAGATAGAGGGAGATTTATTTAGAACTACTGGGTCAGAAAACCTTACAAAGGTTGGTGGTACATTGCTAAACAATGAAACACAACAAACATTTAAAGCATTAGATGGAACAACAGACATATTTGGAAGAACTGCACAAGTAAACCTAAGAAGAGCTTTTAATACATTGTGTGGTGTTGTAGATATAGACTTTGGTGGAAATACATCTATATCATCCGATAAAACAACTATTAGTGTTAATAGAACTCATACTGGTCAAGGCAATACAAAAACCTATAAATTTAAAATTAATGAAATAGGAAGCGTTAAGCACACGCCAGAGCTAATAACCCTAAATTTAAACTTTAGTAATGTTAATATAGAGATTGATGATTTTTCCTCATATCAAGTAAAACTTGATGTTTATTGGGGAAGTGATGCAACAGCTGGAGTTACAAACTATCAAGCCGCTAATAGATTAGTGCAAGGAGACCTTATTACATCTATATCTGATATTTCTGTTGTTTTTGTAACAAACAATCCAGTTAATGACACTACAGTATCTACAGATGGAGACAATTCTGGAAACTTGCCAGAAAGAGTAGATGTAAGTTTTGTGTTCAATTCATCCAGTAATGGACCAAATACTTATGATTTAGACTTTGATTGCCAACCAGAGTTCTTAGTAACAACACAATTAGATGAATCATCTACAAATGTTCAATCAACTGCAGAAATTTTAAATAATATAGAAACGCTATACTCTGGACAAGATGGACACACATTATCTGGAGAGTCTACAATTATAAAACACCCTATAGAAGCACATAGATATTTATGTGAGACATTTATGTCTACAGAATTTACAAACACAAGACCAACATCTTATACAAACATAAGAGATTATCAAACTGCAAATGGCGAAATGCATTACTATATAACAAAGCAACAAGAGATTGAAAAAGAATTAGAAAAACTTCAACATCTTGGTGGATTTATTATGAGATATAAAAATGATGGAACATTTGATTATGTCAGTCCTTCGTTTTTAACTACAAGCACTACTGTTTCAAGCACATCACCATATCTACTGAACATTGGCACATTACAAACAAGTGGTGGCAGTGGTATAAACTCAACAGATACAACTTTTGGTGTAGATATTACACATGCGTCAGAAACGCTAACCAATGGCGATGTTATAGCAATAGCATCAAGTGGTAGATATGAATTTATAAAAGTGTTTCTATCTGATGTTGCTATTCCTGGAGCAGATAAGTCTTTAGAGCAATGTGAAAGAAATTTAATATTCTCTAATATAAACACATCTTTTGCAGAAGATGCTACAATATACAAAGTCATGTTTCCTCACAATAAAATCGGAGATAATGACTTTACAGAATTGCAACTATCACATCTACCATTAGATAAGATAATTACTAAATATAAAATCAACTATCATAAAGACCCTTCTAATGCAAATAAATATTTAGAACAAAAAACCTTTGAAGATAGCTCAAACAGAACAAAATACAATTTAGCATCAGAAAATATCAAAGAAGTAAAGAATGAAATAGATGTTAAAGGAAATTTGACTAATTTTTATTATCATCATTATGGATTTATGACATCACAACCAAGAGTGCAAATTAGTTGTAATATTGTTAATCCAGAGTTTTATTCTTTAGAGGTGGGAGACATTATTAGATTTGATGGAGCTAACACTACACAAAATCCATTTGGCTTAGCAAACAAAGGATATACTGCTACTACATCTTGGGATAGATTATATTTTATAGTAACTTCAACAACGAGAACTTTAGGTAAAATGAGCATTTCTGCTTATGAATTATTTTAAGGAATTATTATGGCATTAATTACAACAGCACTTTTTAGAATGGTAGGAGGAACAGATACTGCTTCTTTTAGTCCATCAAGAAATCCAGACATGAATGTTAAAGAAACCACTAATTATAATGGAATAACAGTAACTCAAGCTTATGGTGGTAAGATTTATACCAATGAACGATATGGTAAACAATTAGAATTTGAACTATCTTACACTAATTTATCTGAAGCAGACAAAGGTAAATTAGAAGCAATTATAAATAATTCTGCAGTAAAAGGCAGAAAGGGAGCGTTTCAGTTCAGTCCAGATAATGGAACTACTTATTATACTGTAAGATTTACAGATAATAGTTTGGAATTTACACAAACAGCATACTCTATCTATTCAGTAAGCTTTAAGATAAGGCAAGAAGTAGCCTAAAACGCGCGAAAATAGCCCTAAAATCAATTATAATAGATTAAAAGGGTAATTTATCGGGTGGATTATCTTTAGCTTCAAATTTCTTATATTTATCATGTAGCTCTAATACTGTCGCCGCCAAATAAACACATAGGTCTAATGTTTCATCTAAAGCTTCTTTTAAGTTATCTCTACTGCCGTCAAGAGGAACATCTTGTTTATAATCAATTTGCCCTTGATTTATCTTCTCTTGCAACAACATCATTATTCTAGTGTTGTTATTCATTAGAACGGCAACTCATCATCAGATAGAGCTTCGTTAGTAGGCTTTGCTCCACCTTGTGGCTCATATATACTTAACTTCAACATAACATCTCCTTTTTTGGTTTTTGCCTTCCAAAGAGATAATTTAATTATGTCTCCATTAACATTGAGATTACCAGTATAATCTGGTTTTTTTGCGTCTTCTTCGTTTGTTGGGTCTTTAAAACCATTCTTAAATAACCAACCACGACCTTGTTCTAGCTTAAACTCTTTTTTACTCATTTTATTCTCCTTTTGTTATATAACGGGGGGGGTAGTAGCCAACCGTTTATATTTGCAAATTATATTAACTAAGGGTTACTCCTTTCGTAAATTTAATTTGTATTTATATAATCCCCCACCATTATAATTATAAGCCTTCCTTTTTTGCTTTTATCTTACTTCTTTTTTTGACCGCTGGAAGCGGACAATCTTTCATAAATGCAATTCTATTTTCTCCAGATTTCATACCACATCTGCCCATATTTCTTTTGTCTTCAGAGAATGACGCGCAAAACGGACATCTTTTCTGCGCAATACTACAAAAATCAAACATTAATAATTTTTAAGACCACCTTGCCACTTTTCAGTTTATCTTGAGATTTAGCATTATAGCTCTCTAGCTCTTCTGTAATATCATATCCTTTTTCGTCATAATGTTGCAAGTCAATCTTTATTCCGTCTACTGTTTTATTGTCGTGAACTATATAAATGTTTTGACTAGCTCTACCTTCTAGGTTTAAAGCTTTCTCAGAATAAGCGTTAGCTCCAACTAAAGATGAACTCCTACCGTAAGTATCTCCTATCCTAGCTGAATGTATATGTCCACTAAGAACATAATCAATTTTTATATCATGCGAACTATATCTACCTTTGATTTGCGTGATAGATGTCTCATGTTTTGCTTTGATACTTCCGTGTCCATGTAGTAATAAAACATTCATTCCCGCAATATTTACAACCAACTCACTTGCGTCTTTACTTTCAATAAAATCAACATCTGTGTCTTTAAAAATATATTTAAGTATATTAAATATTGTAAAGTCGTAGTTATCTGAAGCAACAATATCACTCCAGCCTACTTCGTCTTTAGCCCTACTTTCATTACCAGTAATACAACCAACGCTAACTTTATAGTCTTTTTGCAAGTCTTCTAATACTTGTTTCAAAATTTCTACTGATAAAAAGGTAGCTTGCGCTCTATTAGAAGCCATAGACAATAGTTCATCTAGCCTTCTGTCTGAGTTCATTAGGTCTCCAGTCATTCCTACAAATACTTTTTTAATCCCCATTGCGTTCAAATAAGTTTTGGCGCGCGTTATGAAGGTTTTCAGTCTTTTGCTTGCAACCTTAAAATCGTACTTATTGTTTGGCAAATCTACTAATTCATTGAAATGCGTGTCAGATATTTGAATAATGCCCACTGCTTTGCTCTTTGTGGTAATAGGTGTTTTTTTTGAGATACACTTAATCTTGTTGTCGTCTAAGAGTTTAATTAAGTGTTTATTGTATTCGCAAAGGGCATTATCCAATCTTGCATGCTCTCTAAAGCTTTTATTGGAAATTCTATTTTTATCTTGAAAGCGTTGCGCTCTTTTGCTGAGCTGAACATTCTCTATAATTACATCTTTATCTAAATAAAGCGGGTCAGAAAAACTATAATCACAAGAATTACATAACCACCTTTGTATTTTATCCCCGCGATTATGTCTAAATCCTTTCTTTCTTACTTTACTGCTATTACATCTTGGACAACAAATTACTTGATTTCCTACTATGCTCATTTATATAACTCTTTTTCTAGTTCTGTTATTCTTTCTTCTAATGCCTTATTAGCTGTTTTTAGATTTCCTATTTCTTCTTTAAGTTCTTGCACTTCTGCCAAGTCTCCTAGCCAATCATTTAGCTGTAGTGTTGCATAGAACTTAGCATTCATTTTAAATATATTCACTGGAATTTTTTTCCCACAATCATTATATATTTGTCTCCACCATATTGGAATAGATAACTTTTTGGTGTTTTTAATTTCAAAATGATATTGATATGCAACGCTATCTGGGTCAATATCAATAATATCGCCTTTAATACTTAATCCGCCACTCAACGGCGTTCTTCTACAATTAGTTCCTAAATATCTATTAATAGTTTTAGCAACTTCTCTTTCTGCTCTATTTCCCTTGTCTCTTGAGTTTATAGGCATTAGTTATCTCCTTCTTTTCTTTTTTTGACATTTTTATCCAATCCGTCATATTTACATAATCGGGCGGTGTTGTACCTTCTAATCTTTTTTGCTCTAGGTTTTCTGCGCATTTCTTCCAATACTCTTGATTTCTTTGAAAAGCATAATCATCTTTACAACCATAGTATTTTAAAGATGTGCAAGGGTGTGTATAAGGGTCGTTTAAATCTACTCTTTTACTAAAGCAACTTTCTCTAAGATTAACTATTGAAGAACTATCTGGCATAATATGCTCAGAAGAATGTTCTCTTGTTAAGTTTCTAAACTTATTTAGACTTCTAGTATTACTAAAATAAAATCTTCTTAATCCACCTTTTCTTTGCATTATTTCATATACCCAAAGTGTTTTCCATTTTGGTGTCCAATCTTTCTCATATACTCCGTGACTATCGTAACTCATCTTAATTCTCCTTGTATGGTATCATTTTTGTATCGCAACATGTTATATATAAATCTTTAAACTCTTGCTTCTTTCTTTCTTTTCCACATTGCGGACATTTATAAGTGTAAAAAATTTGTTCATTTTCAGAATTTACATGATTTTCGTTTGCCTTGCGTAACCAATTATTAAAAAACGCTCCATAATTCTTATAACGCTTACCACTAGATAACAACCAATCTTGCATTTTATCAAACTCTAATTGAACATTAACGCTAGGAAACTTCTTCTTTAAGTCGCCTAAGTTTTCTTTGATTTTTAATAACTGCTCTTTTTGTGATAAAGATTTCTTTTCATTCTTATCTTTCTTTATCATTCTTATATTGTTTTCGCCCGCGTTTCGTTCGCGTTTCGTAGGCGTTTCACTGCCGTGTCGCTTATCTTGGTAAGTCTCGTAGTTATTAATACTTAGGTGTGTCCATTTCTTTTCATCTTTAATGCAAATCATGTTATCTTTTTCCAACTTAAATAAAAATCTTCTGACCTTACTTGGAGACCAACCTAACTCTTTACCTAAATTCTTAAGACTTGTTACAACTTCTCCACGGTGTATTTCTACTATTTCTGGTATAACATCTGAGAACAATGTTTTTCTGTACTGATGATTGGCGCGCAAAAGTAGGAATATCCACGCCTTAAAATAATCATCTCGCTGGAAAACCCAGTGTTCTTTTATGTCTCTATGAATTTTAATCCAACCGTTACCATTCATGCTTCGCCTTCTGCTCCAGTAAACATATTAAATAGTTCGCTTTCTGTTTCTTCTTTTAATCTATATAGCCAAGTTTCTTCAATCTTGTTGTCTTGTTCTTCGCTTGTCGTGCAAAGAAAGGTAATAAAGAATATAAGATTAGCAACAACTGCCATACCATTTTCGCTTTTTTGAAACTTATCTAATCCTTCAAGCTGATTGATTATTTGCATTAAAGCAACTATAGTGTTTTTAAAATACTGGTAACGCTCGTTTTCGGGTTTTTTAAAAAACTCTTCTTTGTTCCCCCAGTCTACTATTTGTTGTTCTATCATGTAACAACTCCTAACCATATTGCAACTATACACAACACAACTGTTACGGTTATGTAAATTGTCATTATAATTTGGTCTCTTCTATCCTTTTCCCAATACCAATAAAGGTTTTGAAAGTAAGCTTCTACTGGGTCAAATGTCATTCTTGACGGGTTTTCTCTTACTCTATTCTTGATTTTATTTAATTGCCATGATGTATACACATCTTTATCTTTGTAACTATGAGTATAATCATTAACTTCTAATACCTTGAACTTCATTGTTCGCTCCTTTCTTTGTAGCTTTCTCTTTTGGGAAAGCTATATCTAAAAATCTAAATCGTCTGATTGTATTTTATATGTCTTTGTTTGCTCGCCTTGCGCGTCAATATCATCAATATCACATAATCCTAACATAGAAGCCAACTGATACCTTCTGAAATAAGTTATTGCACTTCCTTGTGATTGATATAAATTTTGACCGCCCAATTCAGCAATAGGCGATAACATTTGTGTAGCTATCCATTCTCCACTTGTGTGATAGAATGTTGTTCTAACTCCCACTGCATTGTTATGACCTATAGGCATTTGACTGAAAAAGATACCATTTTTATTTAATGGAACTTTTACTGCGTCTACTAACTTATCTAACTTTACATACTTATACTTAAAAGCTTTTGTATCTTTAGTTAAGTTTTCAAGTTCAGACTGAACTTTTATTAACGCTTTTATGATGTTTGTTTTTTCGTCGCTCTCGTAATTACTTGTTATCATTGTTGTATCCTTCCACATATTTACTGATTATCATTCTAACTAAAGCTGATGTGCTTCTATATTCTTTTTTAGCAATGTCGCTTAGTTTATCCCACAATCCTTTTTCTATGTGAACGCCAACTTTCTTTTTGTCTTCTTTCACGGTTTTCTCCTTTTTCTTTAAATGATAGCGGTAGGCAATGATAACAAACAAACAAGGTAACTGATAAGAAAGGTAACCTACCGCTATTAATAATCTTTTTGTAAGCCTTTCTTAATAACTTCAACGCTCGCAATAAGTGTGTTTAACTTATTCATATTTACATTTTGCGTAAAGCTAGGTAATTGTTGTAAGCTATAAATGATGTAGTTACAACTTTCCTTGTCATTTAATACCAATGGTATGTTGTCGCTTAACTTTTTGTCCATAGTTTTTTGTCAAAGTTAATGCAAAAGTTTCCATTTATGCAACAAGTTTGTATGTAGCATAATCTCTACCGCTCTTAGTATATGTAACAATTACATACCCTTGTTTCTTTAACTGCCAAATAATACCACTTAATCTAGTAGCCCTATACAAAGTAATTGCTTCCCAACTAGTTATAGTGCCATGTTTTTTTAAATGATTAAGAATGTTTAAGGTTTTACTTGGTTTACCATTCATTGATGTAATTCTACTTCTACCCGTTTGTATAGTAGAAACATTTTCATGTCTCTTTCTACCAGTCGCGTATGTTTTAGTATTAACTGCTTTCTTTCTACCTTCTGCTAATGTTTTAGCCATTGTATTCTCTCCTTTAGAATGTAAAGTCTGCACTACATAGCCATAAAACTACAGCCAATGCAAATGCGCCGTCTACGATTGTCATTATATCCATTATTTACCTTTCGCCCATTTAGTCCAATGGTCAATAATGTCTTTTGAATTAAGACCATTGTCAATTAACAAGCGAAATCCTTTCAATTCAGCATAGTCTTTCATTATCCAGACTGAGCATGCAAGCACTATATTCTTATACATATCGCTCCTTTGCGCGTCATCTTTGCGTTCAAAATTGTTCTGCAACTGAAGCATGAGCTTTTGAAACTCTTCATTTATACTTTCTTCAGTCCAATCTTTCTCTACTATTTTAGCTTCCACCATATTACTCTCCTTCCTTGTTTAAGTCGTCAAAGTTCGCTCCGTCATAGCATTGAGAACAGATACCCGTTTTTTCTTCTTCAATGAAGCTATTGCCAAAAGGCGGAGCGGTACAACAAAGACTTTGCCAGTCTTGCTCTTCAATGCCATATAGGTCACTTATTTGTTTTACCCTATCATCAATTTCTTTCATTTTTAAATATACCTTTAAAAACTTATCGTCTTGAAAGATTATATTGTTTTTATTAAGCTTGCCTTCATGTTTTATTGACCAAGCTTTACTTATTTCCTTACTCACACTCCCACCCCCTTTCTATTGCGCTACTGATAACTTCTTTGACGCTCACATGAGAACATGTTGCATGGTCATACATAATTCGTTCAGTTTCTTTAGCGCTTAAAAACTCTCTATGCAAATAGATATACTCTATGTGCGCTATGTTATTGTTCTTTAAAAACATAATAGCTGAGTTTATTTGCTTTACCGTATACTTATCTTTCATAGCCTACCTTTCATAAATGTTGTTTTGAAACTTTATGCGTTGTAGCGTATCGCAATTAATCACGCGATAACCCTTCTTTTGCAAGTCATATACCAACTGATAAGGATTGTCATCTTTCAATGCAAAGCTAGGTTTACCCGTGCCTTTAACATGTTTCTTCACATTAGTTCTGCAATGTATATCTCTCACTTCGCCATTCTTTTTTACAAAAGTAGCTTGAAAGATTTTACCATTAGTATCAGCTAATATTTGTGTTAATTTCTTTGTGTCAAGATTTCTGAAAACCATTCCACACCTACCCTTCTTCTTCTATTCGTATTACACATTGTTCTCTCCTTTTGTTAAAACGGCAAATCTTCATCTCTTTCAGACTTGTCGTTGATTTCTGAAAACCATTCAGTATTAATATCTTCATGATATGAAATTGCTTTTTCAATATTTTTTTGGTTGTCCATGTTGTTAAATAAAGATGAAAATGTCCACACTTCAGTCATGTTATTATGTATATAATAGTTTAACGGGCAATAACCATTTACGGGATAAGGAAATGTTGATAAAGTATCAATGTCATACCCTAGTGCTATAAAGTTTATATAGTGAACTTTCTGATTAATGTCTTCGTTAAATGTGTGACCTATACTATGAAACCCTCTACCAAATAAATGAGAAAGCTTAGCGTAATGAGAATTAAGCTTTTTATTTGCTATCATCAATTCTTCGGTTGCAACTTCATTTGAGCGAAAATCTCTTTTCATTTCCATGATTATTGCTTTTAAAATGTTTTTGTATGTTGTTATTGCGCCAAAAAGCTTCATACCATATTGTTCTCTACGCTTAGCTTTTCTGCGACTATCGCGCGGTCTATGACCGTCTATTGAATAAAATGTAGGCGCGCTTGAAGGCGCTAAGCCTAAATAAAAACTATTACCCCTTAATATCTCCCAAATAAAGTTATTGAGTTCAACAGTGAAAAAGTCTTTATGCATAGGATTTAATTGATATAGACAATAATCTTCAGCTTTCTTTCGCATAACTTCCCAGTTTATACCCCAAGGTCGGATTGAACTCTCTTCTATGTGCGTCATGCGTCTTTCATGAAATACTTCATTTATTATCACAGCTGATACATCTACATGATTGTCTGCTTGTAAACCATTTTCAAGATTAGGCATATATACTCCTACCAAGTTTCCTTTACATTAAGTAGCCATAAGAATAAAAAGAATACACCAGCATACCCTATTGTAAAGTTTATAATTTCCGTTACCATAATGGTAAATTTAGATAGGGGGGGGGATACAAGTCAATACTTTTTTAATATATTTTTTTCCAAAGCCTATTAAGTATAGTCCTACAGTATAGATTTGACTATATACTTGTCGTCATAAATATAACTTTTTAAAAAAGGCAATTTTTTCGGATTGAATTTTGATTTTTTTGGGCATGATTTTGACGGGCAAAAATTTTTTTTTAAAATGTGTGTTAAGTTTTTGAAGCTGAAAATTTGCAAAAAAAAACTTGATTTAAAAGCAACTTAACGCGCATTTATGCCAATGCTTGAAAAATCAATTTTAAAGCCTTGAAGCGCTGATTTTGAGCCAAAAAAAGCCTATTTCTTATCGTCTAAAGATTTAATTTGAGCGCCAAAACCGCTATTTCACGGCATTTAATGCGTTTTATTAAATATTTACCTTAAGAATTATTTTTAATGCGTTTTTAATGCGTTTTAACGCTTCATTTGACGGGTTGCGTGTTTTAGTTTAGGTACAAAAAAAGGCGCTATCAAAAAGCGCCTTTTCTTGTCTTATGATTTAGCTTTTAATTAGCTTTTCTTTCTTCTATAATATTCTTCCGCTATCATTGGAACGATAACGGGAACGAACACCGCTAAAAAAGCAAAAACATTAATTAGTATTTTTTCCATTATTTACCTTCCTTTTCTTCTAGGAAATTTTCCCATGTCATGCCGTTAAATCTAAACACGCCATGCGCGCCATAATTTGACGCGCTACAATGATTAAGATTAGAAAACCAAACGCCCGCTTTCCAACTTCCCAAGCGTTCATTGATGATGTTGTATTTTCCTTTATGATTAATGAAAGCAAGCTTTGAACTTCCAATAGCTGAAGCAATCATTTTATCATGCGTTTTGTTATTCATCTTATATGGTAATTGTTGAAGAATATCCATATTAAAAAACCTAGTATCTGAAATATCTTCATCAAATGGCATGTTTGGAATTATGCCGTTATGAATGAACGCTAGATTTTTATTTACAAAGAACGGGTGAGCATTTTCTAAATTAATTTCGCCTTGTGTTGCTATGCGAAAATGTATTAGGAAATTTTCATCATACGCTTTAACAAGCTTTAAGCAAGTATCAATGAATTCTTTTTCATTCATTGATTTAAAAGCGTTTAGCTTGCCCTTGTGAGCGAAAACCAAGCCCGCGCCATGCGGGTTGGTTTCCCATGCTTCTTGAAGCGTTTTCTTTGTTATCTTTTTGCCTTTTGGTTTTACTATTGCTACACACATTATACACCTTCCTTTAGTTTAAGTTTGTTATATTTTTCGTTTACTATTATTTCTATTTCTTCTTCATCTCTTTCTTGAATGCTATCAAGCAAAGCAAGAACATTTTCGCGCGCTTGTTGAATGCCTTCAGCGCTTGTATTATCAATAGAAATATTTTCTAATGAAGCGCCTTTTATTCTTCTTTCAGCGTTTGTATTGTTTCCACAAATCAAAGTTAAAACTTCCTTATTGCTTACAATGCAATTATAGATGTTTTTATATTTATCTGAAGCTTCAAGAAAAGCTAAAAAGCTTTCAAAAGAAACTTCTTCTAATTCTACTTCAGCTTGTGAAACATAGGCGAACGCGCCAAGCATTAACTCAATATGACGGCAAAAATTAGAGTATGTAGCGCCCTTTTCATCAGTAGTAGAA